GTTGCTTGCGCAGTTCAGCGTTGCGACCGAGTGCCAGAACAACGATTTCCGGCTTCTCTGACTCAAACAGGATCGCGTTTTGTGTCTCGATGGGGATTTCCTCGAGTACGGCCTGTTCTGCTTCCTGATAGCCAGGAACTTTGAGAGCCTTAACACGTTGCTGATATTTGGATAATCGCTCTTGATAGGCAGCCTGAAGCTCCTGCTCCTTCTGCTTGCGAGCCATCTCCTGTTGCTGGTACTTGCCGTTATCCTCTGCCCACTTAGCCATGCGTTGCTGGTAGATTTCTTCATCGAAACCGATGTCCTCATCATCCAGTTTTGGCATTCGCGGTGGTTGAGTGATTACCGGCTGCTGCTCGACGGGTTTCTGAGACTGACGCATCAGCTCTTTCAGCTCGCGGTCTTTCTCTTTAATCGTCTTGCGCAGGTGTTTTACCAGTCCATGCTCTGCGCCATCTTCGCTGGTTGGCGAATCCAGCTTTTCGTCACCAAAGTAGAATTCCTGTTCTGATTCGTCGTCATCAGTTTCAGTAGCTTCCTCTGCATCATTGCCGGAGGACTCACTGCCATCTTCTGTTTCGACTTCTTCAGCCAGTTCGACATCATCAGGAATCTGCTCTGACGCGTCGGTTTCGATTTCAACTTCTGGTGTGTTTTCTGCCATCTGGTCCATTTGTTACCCCTGTTTACTCGATGTTCAGCCCATCGGAAGGCAATAGGGTGCCAGGCCTCATAAAGACAGCCATTGCACGTTATGGGTTAATTACTGCTGTGGTTGTTGCTGAGTTGGTTTTTGCAGGATACTGCTGATGTCCATGCGCTGCGCATGGCCCTGTGCCTGACTTTTCAGGACAAGCTCTGCATCAGCACGGGCATTGTCTCCTTGCTGTTGCTGGAACTGTCCTAGCAGTTTCAGAGCCTCGCGGATATCAGATTTCTGCTGGCTATCGGCAGATGCGAGGATTTTCACAACATTTGCCGCTGCAACCTGAGCATCAGTCTGTGCCTGGAATGCTTTAACCTGAATGGATGCCTGTTCGTTCTGCGCTTTCTGCAATTCAGCCTGACCAGCAAGAAGCTGACCTTGCGCAGCAACCATAGCCGGATCTGGCTGACTGGCCTGTTGTTGTTTCGCCTGCTCAACCATTTGCTGCTCTTCTGGCGTTCTCGGCTTGATAACTCCAGACAGAAGCAACTGATTGCGGTTGTATTCTTTAAGGTCGTCCATCCCTTCGCCGTCCATATTGTCGAGAATCATCGACGATACAAGGTCGTGCTTCGGCGTTCCTGGTGGGATAAGTGCCAGCATGGAAAGTAACGACTTAACCGTTGCGTCACGGCGAGTAGCGAACGACTGACCGACATCGACAGTCACTTCATAGTTACCCTGCGAAAGGTCGTTAAGCGCGATAACCTGCCCTGTCTGACGGTCAACCACTTCACCAGTCATCAGCGCCACGTCATCGCTGCCGTCCTCATTAACGATACGCATCGGCGTATCACTGCCATAGACTTCACGAGCCATAGAAAGCCACACGACGCCAGCGCGGCGCATGGATTTAGCCATATTGTCCATGTAGATATAGGACTGCGTGTCCATCCGGTTAAAGATGCTATCAACGGTATCGGTGGCGACGTTGCTCGGCATGTTCTCAAGCTGCGACGCACCTGTAATTTGCTGAATAGCCGTTCCGGTGTACTGCAATAGCCCGGCAAGAGCAGGAGGCATTTGTGTCGGAGGTGTATAACTGCTGACCTGAGCCTGCGCAGTAATATCTCCGTTTTTGTTTTTCAGACTGACCATCGGCAGGAACGCCGGGCGCTTTTTGTTGCGCTCCGCCCAATGAGTGGCGAGAGGACCAGGAATCATGTCAACATCAACTACAGGAATGCCATCACCGCCAGCCTGAGTAGCGTTATCTGCAATCATGGAAACCATCAGGTTCTCAAGACGCTGTGCATCCATCGCTTTTGCTGCGTGACCTTCGATTCGCTCCTGATTATCAACAAATGAGCGACGCCCATATACCGGGATGAGAGGAATATGTTCGCCCGGAATACGCTTCGGTTCTTCCAGCCATTCAGCGCCAGACAGAAGACCGCAATAAACTCGGCGTTTCTTCACTGTCCGCTCACCAATCAGTTCGAATGCGCCATCGGTCAGCTCGTCGACAATATCTTTGATTTGATCTTCATCATAGATTGCCGTTTCTCCGCTAACAGGGTTACGCCATGCTGTGAGCTTCACCTTCTCTATGCGAACTTCGTAGTAGCGTCCAACATAGATGGCATCGGGCGTTGACCAGTCATACTGAGTACCAGTGTCATCACGAGAAAGGCTTGCCGCGATGGAATCAGGGTATTCAGCTTCGAACGCTTTAGGCGTCATGGAGAACATTTCCATAGCCCACATAGCATCAGAGCGGTCATATTGCTTGCTGTCCTGATCGAAGAAGACGCATGTCGCTGGGTCGTAAACAGGGAGAAGGCTTATACGGCGTTGCTCGTTACTCGGATCCATTTCATCTTCGTAATCGGCACACATGCGGAAACAACCGAATCCGCCCGTTACAGCATCATCAAATGCGTTATCACACGCTTCACCACCGGATGTTTCCTGATAGTCAGCGCGGAATTTACCATTCATCTTTTCGGCTAACGCTTCCGATGCCTTATCGTCCTTCGGCCTGAATTTAACGCTGATGCGATTCTGTCGATACTCGCCAATGATGCGATCACATTCACGGGCAATCTTATTCAGTTCAAAGCGCGGGTAATGCTCAAACCTGCCTTCATCAAATGAGTAACCAGCGTTTGTGCTGCCTTCCCACTGTGCGCCGGATACCCGGACGAAACGTTGAGCCTCAATAATCTGCTCACGCATATCCTGCGTTGCTGACCAGGCATTATCAAAGTTGCACAGCACCTTGCGATGCCAGTCAGTCATCTTTTTTTCTGCCATATCAACCTGCACCACAAGGAATTGAGTAACTGGAATAGTCGGGTTGCGCAGCCGACTCCGGGCAATGCATACACATCATCAGCGCATCAGCCAGGTTAGGAGATGGAATACCGAGCTTCTGCTTCATTTCGACCTTAGTCATTAGCTCAAGCTTCCCGTTGTTATTGAATTTGCGCTGAATCTGCGTCAGTTCTGCAAACAGCTTCTCCAGCATCTTCTCGCCTATCGCTTCTTTGTCGAAACTCAGCATGTCGTCGGGGTCTGCATACTCACCGTGAACAACCGCCCGATATGTCAGATACAGCCTATCAGCCAGTGCGTAATAGAATTGCGCTCGCTTATTGCGGAAAACATCGCCAATAGTGCGAACGTTGTCACCCTGTACGACTTCATCAGCCCATGCTCCGGCCTGATACGGCGCGTCTTCATCGAATGGCGATTCGCTGCCCTTGAACATCGTGGCGGTGATTTTCTTGCCGGAGAACGCTTCCGTTGTCTGTCTGCGTAGCCCTGCACCGACACCATCGCCATCCCACAGGTAATGATCAGCGCCGTCTTCAATCGCCAGCGAAGTAGCCCAGTCAGCACCCTCGTTGATGTCCATCAGCAGACCTTCGGCAATGCGCTTAACCACCGAACCGTGACGCGATGCATAACCTTTAGCATCCGGTCCTGTATCTGACGGGTCATGCGCAGAGACAACAGCGCCTTTCGCCTTCCATCCGAGTTTCTTGTGCGCATCGGTTGCGGCTTCAAGCCATTCACGTTTGATGATTGCCATATCACTTGCGCTCACTGGCTCACCAAGCCAGATGTGACGATACAGTGTCGGATTTCTGCGTTTGCACTCTTCCATCTCCAGACGGAGAACTTCAGGAAAGTGCGGGTTGTCGGTGTAGTTCACCGTCAGCAGGCAAATATCATCGGGAGGATTTACAACGAATCGCTGATAGGTATCGTCGAGGATGTTTTTCGGGTTAAAGCTCACCCATATTTCAGAGAACGGCTTACGGATGGTCGGTATCAGGATATCCCATGATTCCTTCGTTACCGCTTCCGCTTCTTCCACCCAGCAGATATCAATGCCTTCGAGCGATTTAATCTTAGTCGGGTTGTTTTTTATGCCGTAGAACATGAATTCAGCATTCGTTCCGAGATGACGAATCATTGAACGCTGAATTTCAAACTCGGCCGAATACCCTTCACGCTCGATGGTATCTTCAAGCAACCGGATTACCGAATCGCTGATACTGTTTTGCAGTTCACGAGCGCAGAGAATACGCACTGGCTGACGACGCGCCGCTTCAACAAGCAGCCTAGCAATTGCCCATGACTTACCGCTACCTCGACCGCCTTTGGCGACTTTGTAGCGATGCGCCTCAATGAACGGTTCAAAGATAGGATTAATCGAGGTCATTTTCCGAACAGAGTGCTCATCGGTGATGTTTCAATCTGGATTGCGCCGCCGTCTTTGCCGACAAGCTCATTAGTTACCTTGTCGCCATACTTACGGGGATTCATTCTGGCCAGCGCCCATTTGCGGGTATCAACGCGAAGTCTTGCCTTTGCCACCTCAGCAGCATCTGGAATCGCAGTGTCAGCAATTTCGAATATCTCTTCGAAAATAGAATCAGCTCGTGCCTCAGTTGCCTTCGCGTACTTGTCGCGAAAATCCTCATGCTTTGCCAACCAGCGGAAAACAGTGGACTTATCCGGCATACCAGGACGCTTACATACTTTCAGCAAACTTTCGCCAGAAGAAAGCAACGAGCAGATATCGTCAGCCACCTCCGGCATATAATCAGAGGGGCGACCAGCTTTTGGTTCAGTCGCCATATTCATCTCACTTAGTTGTTATTTCAGGCTGAGGACTCTTTCGCGCCTTCAATCAGTGACTGCTTCAGCAATTCGAGTGTGCCAATCGCCTCGCATAAACTGATTTCACCATCGTAATCATGGATGACGCTTTCCAGCCTCTCGTATAGCTCTTGAGTAATTGGGAATTTCTTCTCCTTACCAAGATCAACGACGCTTGTCATAGAGGATTCCTATAATTTTGAATATCCAGACTCAAATACCTCAGCAGGAGAATATGATTCATATCCATCCTCATAGACAACGTAATAGCCTCCAGACATTGGTCGGTGCTTACAGATATATTCCGCGCTAACATCAAATGCTGCGTATTTCTTATCATCCGGATGAATAATTGCCCCATAACTAGAAGAGCCAGACTTACCAGGCTGATCTGGGTTTGGCTTATGTTCTATAGAGCCAATCTTCAGGGCGCGAACTTTTTTGTGGCACTGGTATCTCGGCATTTCTTGTTCAGTCATCTCTTACACTCCGGTAGTGAACAGGTCTAACGCTTCCTTCGATTTACGCACCGCTTCGATAGTGCGGGTCGTGATATCTGAATTAGCGCCACCTGACTGGAAGTGAATTTTGAATAACTCAAGCTTCAGCTCGTCAGTGCCAATGAACTGAAATGCTTCTGCGGCTGCGTTCTGGTTCATGACCAGTTTGTAAATCTCTAACTGGAATTTCTGTTCTTCAGTCATGGGAATAATCTCTGCCATTGTTGGCTCCGTTTATCCGTTAAAAGGGATATCAGTTAAGTTATCCCGTGTAGGGTATAAGCCATTGTCGAGACCACTCATTGAATGGCCTCTGCAATAACCGATGTCTTTCCATCAGTCCGCCACCACAAAGAATCTTTTTTGCCATAAGGCTGGAGGTTCATCTTTCAGTGGCTGCCAGTGTTATTTCCCCACTTACTGGCTTGGGTTGTTTCGCTGTACTGCCGTTAATTAGTGACCAGAAATTAACTCCGGTTTCATTATCAAGCCCACCCGTAGATAGGCTTTGTAATGACATCTTCAATTAATCAGCAGTTCAGGCTGTGTCACCTGCAAGATGTATTCATGCTCGACAGCCAGGACGCGCTTCTCTTTCTTCCGTTCGTTCATTAACCGACTGCCGATCGTACCTTTCAGCTTTGAGCGTGTTTCTTTGATGGCGTAGCGGTGCTGCATTTCTTCGCCAATTGCCATGCGGCGGCTCAGTTGCTCTGCCATCCAGTTGAATGCTGCGATATAGCTCTCCTTGATTGCCGCAGCAGCTTTCCCGGTGAACCCCATCACAACCATGATCCAGCCATCTTTCGTCAGGCTGTACATCGGGCGAACCTTGCCCTGCTCATCGATATAATCAGCCGACGCAAAATTGCGTTGGCTAAACTCACGTGAGCAATCAGCCTTAACCTGCTCGATTTTCCTGAGAACATCACCGTGTCGCTTGCCGAAGTACTTGGCAATTTTTCTGGATGTGGTAACGACCTCTCCGTTTTTGGCTTGCACCATTTCTCGGAAGTCGAAGGCTGGAATAACTGAATGATTATTCATAGCGTCTTTACCTTTTAGAAAGTGAGCCTGTCTCACAGAAAAGCCGCCCGAGAGAGGTCGCCACCTATAACGGCATTTCTCAGGCTCGCTTACTGAAAGGCTCTCGTTAATATGCGCGTGAGATGCGCGTTTACTGCGGACATAAAAAAGCCCCGCTTTTCGCGAGGCTCATTAAATGGACTTTGTGGTTTGCAAAAAAATTATTTCAGGCACTGAGTCCTGATGTACTCCTGCAGGTAGTTAACCTGCGCGGTTATCCTGTCGATTCCACTTCGGAGACGGTAATAATTGAGTTCAGCATCTGCTGTAAGTCTTGGGCTTTCTCCATCGCCCATGCTGCTGGCTCCGGTCGTTGACTTTGCACAGGTGGCGGCGACTTGCAGGCGCTTACGACCAGCAGAAACATCAGCACGGAGACTTTCGATAGTCGCGTTAGCATCAGCAAGCTCCTTTGTGTATCTGGCGTCGAGTTCTGCTACATCACGTTGACGCTTCTGCATATCAGCGATGATGGATGTGGCTTTATCGCGCTGCTCTTTGTAGGTCATGGCGTTATCACGGTAATGATTAACAGCCCATGACAGGCAGACGATGATGCAGATAACCAGAGCGGAGATAATCGCGGTGACTCTGCTCATACCTCAATCTCTCTGACCGTTCCGCCTGCTTCTTTGAATTTTGAAATCAGACTGTCAGCCTTATGCTCGAACTGACCATAACCAGCTCCCGGCAATGAAGCCCAGATATTGCTGCAACGGTCGATTGCCTGACGGATATCACCGCGATCAATCATCGGCAAAGCGCCACGCTCTTTAATCTGTTGCAATGCCACAGCGTCCTGGCTTTTCGGAGAGAAATCTTTCAGGCCAAGCTGCTTACGATAGGCATCCCACCAACGGGAAAGAAGCTGGTAACGGCCTGCAGCTGTTGATTTGAGTTTGGGGTTTAGCGTGACAAGTTTGCGAGGGTGATCTGAGTAATCAGTGAATAGCTCTCCGCCTACAATGACGTCATAACCATGATTTCTGGTTTTCTGACGTCCGTTATCAGTCCCCTCTGACCACGCCAGCATATCGAGGAACGCCTTACGTTGATTATTGATTTCCACCATCTTCTACTCCGGCTTTTTTAGCAGCGAAGCGTTTGATAAGCGAACCAATCGAGTCAGTACCGATGTAGCCAATGAACACGCTCGTTATATAAGCGAGATTGCTACTTAGTCCGGCGAAGTCGAGAAGGTCACGAATGAACCAGGCGATAATGGCGCACATCGTTGCGTCGATTACTGTTTTTGTAAACGCACCGCCATTATATCTGCCGCGAAGGTACGCCATTGCAAACGCAAGGATTGCCCCGATGCCTTGTTCCTTTGCCGCGAGAATGGCGGCTAACAGGTCATGTTTTTCTGGCATCTTCATGTCTTACCCCCAATAAGGGGATTTGCTCTATTTAATTAGGAATAAGGTCGATTACTGATAGAACAAATCCAGGCTACTGTGTTTAGTAATCAGATTTGTTCGTGACCGATATGCACGGGCAAAACGGCAGGAGGTTGTTAGCGC